ACATTCTCGAAAACGCACCAAGTTGGCCGCTTTGCTTGCACAATTGCAAATATTTCCGGCCAGATATGGCGGTCATCTTCCTCGCCTCGTCTGACCCCGGCAACGGACCAAGGCTGGCAGGGATATCCGGCTGTGAGGATATCGCAGTCTGGAACAAGTCCATTTGGGTCATAGGCTAACTCCTTTACGTCTTCTGCTATCGGCACATCAGGCCAGTGCTTTGCCAAGATTTTGCGGCACCAAGCATCGGTATCGCAAAACAGGACAGGCTCAGATAAGCCAGCCCATTGAAAGCCAAGACTGAAGCCGCCGATGCCCGAACATAAATCTGTGTGACGCAGCATCAATCTAGCCCCAAGTCTTTGACATCGAAGCTATCGAAATCATCGTCCATGAGCTCGTCACGGTATGTCGGTTGCGGTGCCGGGCGAGGGTACAAGACCCTTTTCCTCGGCTTTGGCTTTGCCTTGGGTTTGGGCTTTGGCTTGGCCGCGAGCAATACCTCAGTCGTGCTGAAGTTATGACCGGCAGGGCATCTGCGCCTGCGCCGGATTGTTTTAGCATCTGGCCTGCTATCCACCACTTGGGTGCGTTGTTGGCACTCAGGACACAGCATTCCGCAAACCGCTATAGATATGGTTGTAGGCTTCCTCCAGCTCACGGTCTGTCTTCAGGACATGTCTTGCTCGGCGAACACCAGCCCAGACTGTTGTATGGTCCCGGTTGAGGGCATGGCCTATCTGCACAGAGGACTGATAGGTAAGCTCATGAGCAAGCAGATAGATGATATTGCGCCAGCGTGTAACGTCCCGGCGGCGGCGAGCACTGATGAGCTCGGATGCTGGAACGCCTGACCAGTCTGAGACTGCCATTATAATTTCACGGACCGATACTGTCCCGGCGATATCTCGCAGATTTTCGTGCCGGGAAACATAGCTTCGACAAGTTTCTTCTTCAGTCGGTAAACGTCTGTCTTGTAACCCTTTACGTCCTCCACCACTGTCATACCTTGTTGCCCTTGTGGGCCAGCAAAGGACACGTCTAAGTATCTGAAATCGGCTATGTAGTCGCATATTTTTCTCCCATTTAACTCGCATCTAATGCGTGGATGTATTTCCAGATGACTTATCTCCCCAGCCTCCAACCGGGGCTTGAGGGTGTATTTGTAATGCTTGGCTTCAGCCAAACTGTCGAAGGTGTAGCCATCGAGGCTGACCTTTTTGTTTCTGAACTTGCTATGCGACATGACCGGCAGCTTTCTGCACCTGTTCAAGCCTCGTTGTGTCAGGCTCATGCATGGCCTCCCGCAATAAAACTTCAACTAAACTGGCAACAGAACGCCGCTCAGCCTTGGCTCTGACCTCCAACTGGGCCTTGAGCTGCTCACTCACACGACAGAAAAGAACAACATTTTCAGACATTTACAAATTACCTTCAATAAAGTTACGTCTGGTACTTGTACAACCGATATCACAGTGCTATCTATATTGTATAGACGAACAAACGCCGGAAATTTGGTGTACGAAACAGATACAGGAGGGAAAAATGTTTTGGTTTGAGAAGCAGTCTTATAGGGATTTTCACGCTGAGTTGTTGGCAGAGGTTGTTGCCAAAAATGATGATGAAAATATCAAATGGGTGAACACAAGCTACAACAATGACACAACTGGTTCTATTGGTGTCAATGTTTGCATCGACACGGAAACCTATGTTCAGTTGTTTGCTTTTGAAACTGATGAAGACGCAAAAGTTGAGGGCTTGGACAGATACATGGTTCATGTTTCAGTCGATGGGGTTGATAATTACAGTGATTGTTACAGTGACCGTGATGAAGCTATAAAAGATGCCATCGCCCGCGCAAAGCAACTCAACGCAGAGTATATTTTAAACGTCAGTTAAAACTCGAGGAGAATTATATGTTGACCGTGGAGAGAGAAGACCACGGCACAGAACACAGCGGCAAATTTGCCGCTTATGTTCGTGTGTCTAAAGATGACCAAGATGTTGCAAACCAAGAGCACAGCATCAAAGCATACCTCAATGGCGGTGACCATAACGTCAAATGGTTCCGGGAGGAGGGGGTGTCATCCGGCGAGGACTGGCATAACCGTGTCGAGCTACACAAATGCCTCGACTATTGCCGCAAGCAGAACGCAACAATGGTTATCTATTCTATAAGCCGTATGAGCCGGAGGCAGTGGGAGACACTGCGCTTCTTCGAGCAAGAGGTTGCACCCGGCAACATCAAGCTAGTGGTCGTTGATGACCCGACACTTGATGAAACAACGATTGGCTTTAAGGCTATGTTTGCACAGCATGAGCGCACACAGATTAAAAAGCGCACCAAGCTGGCCCTTAGCCGCATCAAGGCTGAGATAGACGAGAAGGGTGAGTATACCACCAAAGAGGGCAGGGTGATAACCAAGCTCGGCATTCACGAAAACCTTGAGGTTGCAGGCATGAAGGGTAATAAGGTTAACACTGAGCTTGCCGACAAACGGGCGGCAGATGTCTGGCCTATCATAGAAGGGATGCTGGACAAAGGGTTATCTTACAGGGCTATGGCAAGAGAGCTCAACAAAATGGGCGTTCCTACACCGACCAAGCGCCGCAACCCGGATACATCCAAGCGCACCGAATGGTATGCTAGCTCCGTGCGTAACTACGTCCTGAGAATGGGAGGCAGATGATGACAGATTTTATAAGAGAAGCACTGATGGATAAGTACGCATTGCAGTTGTGTCGTTACGAAATGTCATTATATCACGGGCGGCAAACTAGGCTGAATGGCTCAATGCAAACATATTTTAATTCAACGCCAGTTAAAAATGCTTTTGCACGGCTCATGTATATAGCAAGCAACGTAAAGTCACTTTACACTAAAACAGCTATTTCTCAGGAGTTGTACATAACCCGTCAGGCCGCGCATCAGATGGTCAACGAGTGCTTGGATGCTGGGTGGATTGAAGTGGATGAGGATGGCCGGTGTCCCACCTACAAAGCGACAACAATGCTAGAAAAAGGAATTAAACTCTATGCTTCTTTTGCGTTTGAAAACGGCGAAAACATAGGTGCGGCTCACTATCGCCAATCTATCAGTAATTACGATGCGGCAGAACGTAAAGCCAGTTGACGTTGTAATGTGGACAAAATTGGTACAGTTTACAAACAGGAGGCAAACATGGCTGGCAAGCGAAAGGTCAGATACAACCCCACGGTCGGGGCATTGCGGCACGGACTGCTCAATTTTAGCAGAAGAGTGGATATACCTTTATGGCATATCGACCATGTCCGGGGCGTGATACCCTTGTTGAGAAAAGCAGCAGACGAGCTGGAGAGAATAGTGCAGTCAAACAGTTTAAGAAGTGTTGATAAATGTATGGCCGCTCAATCTACTATCGTAATGTTGCACAGACATGTCCGTGGTTTGCGTCCCGCAGACCCGAGAAGACGAGGCTCAGAAAAACTTGTGTATGACCCATTCCTGATGGACATCGAGGGCCATGACAAAGTTCAACTAAGAGATGATTTAGATGAGCCCCATCAATTCCCAAAGGGAAGGTCTGGTAGTTAAATGAAGTGGTCTAGGACCTGTACACAACCTATACAAGGAGTTCTCTATGATAGAACGTAAATGTCGCATAATGTATAATACCCCTATTGCATTAGACAATCAGCTCAAACAGAACAGTCAGATAAAACAGATAGCCCTGATAGCAGGGTACACAATCCTCGGTATTCTAGTATTAGTTGAAATCTGGGCATTCATGTGGATTGCCTGCGTCCTCGATGACGTTTGCTATGTAGCGAACGGGGGAGTGCTCAACTAATGCCTAAGCTAACAAAAACAGGATATCAGATAGGCTCATCTGACGGGCCGGTCATCGTGCTACATAAGAACAAATACGGTGACACTCGGCAGAGCAAGCTAGAAAAATTCAAAAAGGTCAGGGCAGGGGTCGAGCTTCTGCCTGAGAGAATGCGTAATGCCAGCGCTCTGCGGCGGGGTAAGCACATGGAGTATGGTGTAGCACCGTGGGCTCAAGAGGAGTTGGAGATAGCAACCGGCGGCGCTGTCGAAATGTTTGAGCCGACTGAGGCATACGTGCTTGATGACATCGGCATAGCAAGTTCTATAGACCGCATCATAAATCTTGAAAAAGAACTGGTGCTTGAGGGTCATCGGTTTATCGGTGAGGGCATCTGCGAGATAAAGACTGACTTCTATCATCAGGGCAAACCTCACCCGGAATGGCTGATACAGGTGCAACATCAGATGATTTGCTCGGATATCAAGTGGGGTATCATTGCCTGCATGGACCAGTCCGGCAAGTTGCACTTCTATCCCGTGCCATACAATGACCAGCTCGTTGCCGCTATGCTCAAGGCTTATGAGGAGTTCTGGCATTTGGTCAGGACCGATGGCGAGTACCCGGATGAGGCGGCAAAGCCCGAGGCCGAGGTGATAGATATAACTGAGCTTCTGCCGAAAACAAACGCTGACCTTGAGCAGCTCTGCGCTGATTATCTCAAGGCTAGTGCTGAAGCAAATGCTTGGAGCAAGACAAAGGCTGAGGTCAAGGACGCTATCGTGGTAGCGCTCGATGCCTTGGAGGTCGAACATGCCAAGCTACCGGGCTACGTCATTAAGTCACAAACAGTAAACAAACCAAAGAAAAGAATGGTTGAGACAGGCGAGTTCATCGAAAGTCTCAGCTTTTCAGTAAAGGAGGTAAGCGGTGAGTAAGCTATCAATTCTTGAACCCAAAACACTGACAGAGGCTATGGAGTTTTCCGAGGTTTTGTCCAAGTCAGGCATGGTTCCTGATCACTATCAAGGCAAGCCAGCCAATGTTTTGGTCGCTATCCAGTGGGGCTATGAGCTAGGGCTGGCCCCCATGCAGGCCCTTCAAAACATATCGGTAATCAATGGTAAGCCATCAATCTGGGGTGATGCGATGTTGGCCTTGGTTAAAGCACACCCAGCTTTTCGGGGAATGCACGAACAGATTGAGGGTGACACCGCCGTCTGCGAGGTTAAACGCGAGATGGAAAACGGTGAAATTGAAACTACTCGCGGAACTTTTAGCATAGCCGAAGCAAACAAAGCTGGCCTGACCAACAAGCGAGGGCCGTGGCAGTCCTACCCGAACCGCATGCTGAAGCTACGGGCGCGGGGTTTTGCCCTGCGTGATGCGTTCCCGGACGCTATCAAGGGGCTCATCACAACAGAAGAAGCAAAGGACTATCCCGCCGCTGAAAAACAAAGCTCTGAGAAGGCCGTACAAGCGCCAGTCGTAACGTCCGAGGGTGATACTATGCAAAACATAGTCGATGCGCTCAGTGAAGAACCTAGCGCGACTGAGGGGGTAAAGCCTCCAGAACCTCTGTTGTTGCATCTACCGGGGAAAGAACCCATCAAATTTGACACAGATTTAGAGTGGGCTTCGGAGTATGCAGACAAAATGCTGGCTATGCGCCTTTACGATAAGATGCCACACGGCGAGCGGCGTACAAAGCTGAAGGAGTTGAAGGAACTGAACGCAGAAGCACTGGACAAGATTGACCCGGAGCTCAGTGGTGAGTTGGAAGAGAAACGCAAGAGCTACAACGCAGCTCTGTCAGTAGAAGCAAAGGAGATGAGTGATGTCCAAAGTGGGGCTAACACCGAAACAGCAACAGGTCTATGACTTCTTGCGTGTATACCACCGGGTCAATGGTTACTACCCATCTGTCAGAGAAATAGGCGTGGGCAGGGTAGACGGTCAGCAAGTCTTGCCGCAGCGAACCAGCCCAACGTCAGTCCATCGATATCTGTCTGCTTTGAAAGAGCGAGGGTGGATTGACATGATGCCCGGTAAAGCTAGGTCAATAACCTTGCTCTAGGCTTTGCCAGAACCAACCATGCCATAGGCGATAGCAAATGCTTGCTTGCGAGGCTTGCCCTCCTTCATGAGCTTCATCGCCTTGGCAGCTACCTTTTTATCAAACTTCTCTTTTTTTGCCGTCTTTGCCATTATGCTTTCTTCTTTCTAAATAAATCTGCGTCTGCTTTCTTCACCGTTGATTTACCTTTTGCATGAGCTTTGAGCCGAGCAACAGCCCATTGATGAGCAGACATTTTTGGTCTTGAGCCTGAGGAGTAATACGCCCCCAATCCTCTACGGTAAATTTTGTTGGCACGTTCTGCGCCAAACATTTTTTGATACTTCTCTGGTGCAGCCATTACCTCTTGCTCCTTTCCTCACTGATTTTATCCATCATGGCAGGCGTCAGCTTACCCATTCTATACAGCCTGCGTGTCCGGCTGATTTCTCTGCGAGTTGCGGCAGGGTTCTTGCTACCCCTCACATATTTTCTGGGCAGGCCACTCTTCTTATCCTTCGGGACTTCCTTAAATTTTCTCATGACTTTATCAGGCTGAGTGCCTGCTCCTTGGTTTCTTCATTGCGCCGGGTCCAGCCTGCACCAAACGTCTCAAAAGTTTTGAGCCGTTCATAGAATGCCTGCCGCCTTTCAGTCAGCTCCTCTATCAGCTTGGTGTCTCCGTAGCCACTCACTGCATTCAAAGTCATAGGTCCGATAGCGCCGTCAGCGGTCACGCCCACACATTTCTGCAACATCCTAGCAGCTCTGCCGGTGCCACTGTTCACGCCCCAATCAAAGACAGCCCAATCCACACCAGACGGGAGCTGGTCACCATTGACCTTGTTCCAATACTCTTGTCGGTAAATCTGTTCAACGTGAGCGTCCGGGATATTACGCATGGCTTCCTCACCGAGCTCAGCATCAACATCCATAACCTCATTGAGCCACCGGCTGTAAGTGTTGAGTGTGATGCCTTTGTTGGTGATACCACCCGGGTCATCAGGATGATTAACAAAACCACCTTCATGCTTCAGCAGCCACTCCAAGCATTGCTCAAAGTTGCCGTTCATTTTGTTATCCCTTTCTGTTTCTCGTAGGTTCTAAGTGAACCAATGCCAAGCATTCCACCGAGGACAGTGAGTAATGTACCCATGTCGAATTCCGGGAGGTCGGGCAATTCATACCCGGCCAAACTCGCGCCAAAAACCAAAAGGTCTTTGAGAATAAAATGATAGGCAAACGCAATCGCGCAGACCCAACCAACCGCCGGACGCCAGCCGCCCTTGAACAGTGAGCCTGATGCGGCCTCTGCCTTGTTGATTTCTAACTGAGCAAGCAAAGCCTCCTGAGCATGTCGCTCTGACATCGTGGCTATCTCATGGGCGAGCTTTGCCTTCTGGTCTTTGTCCTCAATAAACTTGTCGAGCAACCCGGTTACCGGGCCTATCAATGCTTGAATCATTCTATAAACTCCAGTATCTCATCGTTCAACATCATCACTTTAAACTGTTTGCAGCTCCATTTCTGGTCAAAGTTATTTGTATGCCCCACATTACGTTTAATCTTGCGCCTAATCGCTAAACATTCGCCTAGAGATTCATAGGGCGTATATTCTACCTTCTGCCCACCCATAACCAGCAATAAGACAAACGTAACCTCAACCACCGTTCCGCAACTTCTCCAGACTTTCTTCTAGGCTGGTTATTCGTTTCTCATAAAACTCAAGGGTCAGTTTTTGCTGCTGGTCATAAGGAGCCTTACCGCCCTCGATGTCTGTCTGTAGTTTCTCAAACTCAGTTGCTAAGTGCTCTATCAGCATGAACTGCTCGCTATCCGCAGGCAGACTTCCCATTTCACCGCGAGGCCATTTGATGCGGAACTCTGTGTTTTGTTCGAGGTCAGCTTGCATCATGGTTATACTTGTCTTGATGCCATGTATCTCTGAGGTCAGCGTAAAGTACGCCCAAGTCGCAACTGAAACCGCTGCTAACATACTGATGATATTCCGAAGAGGAAGCGCGACCTCGGTGTTCTCGCTCACCTTCGGCATCAGTCACACACCCTTTTGCCAGCGCAATCTTTTGGAAAGCATTGGATGTTCATCTTATAAAACTCGTTGTTGTATGTGGCTTTCCACATGTCCTCCTGCAACAAGTAGTGACACTGCTTCTGGGTCATCGCCTGCTGCAATACAACCTGATTGCCAACATAAACCCACTCAATCCCCGTATGCCCCCACATCGAAATAACAAGAACAAACTCTTTCATTTCTCGGAGTTCAACCAAACTGCCAGCGAACCAGTCATGGCCCCGGTAACTACCGATATAAGAGATGCCTGCTGGGTTGTTAAATCAGGCTGAGATAATGCCCATTCAATACAGCGTATGTACACACCTGTCATACACAGCATCATAAACCGGGGCAGTATCTTAAGCTCTAACAGCTTCCTTGCTACTTCTTCTGCACTCATTCAAACCATCCTTTCAGCCAAGCAACCCAAGCGATTAAACCACCAAGCATCCCGGCTATAACTACAACAAGAAATCCAAGGCCGAGCATTTCCATAATTTCTTCTCGCCTACGCCTAGCAAGCTCTTCTTGAACCCTGCGTTCTTTACGAGCCTTTGCTTGAAACTCTTGCCAGTCTCTATAAAGACCAGCACGACCATAAAGCTGCATCCAGCTACGCAATTCGTTTTCTTGCTGCCTTAGTTTCTCAAGGGCAATGAACTCCTCCAAGTCACCCTTTCTAATGCTACCCTTTCTTTTCTTGTTGCCTTTGCGTTTGAGCTCTTCCTTTGCAATAATAAGGTCAGATATTGCTCGACCACATCTTGTTAAATCACCTGTGTTCTGAATGGTCTTTTTGATTATTGCAAACGCAGCATTAGCTGCCGCCAGCTCGGCTAACATTGGTCAGCTTTTCTTCTTCGGCCTACCGGGCTTTTTTGCTGGAGCTTTTTCTTTAACAATCTTAGGCTCTTTCTTTTTGCCCTTGAGCTTTGGATTGAGGTCATAAAGGTGTGGCATGAACAGCCTCCCGAGTTTGTTTAAAATCCATGAGATAGGATTGGTCATTGTACACCTCATGAATAAGGACTATCGCCAAGCAAGCTGGCATCCCAAGCCGCTTTGAGTTTGTCTATGGTGTCAGCACTGCTTATGGCTGATGCTGCTGGCGCATCTCGCAAGCTCTTTTTCTTAGCAACAGATGCAGCTTTTGCTGTGGCGTCATCAGCTTCCATAGCCTTCATGTAAACCACGTCTTCTGCCTCAAGCAAAGGCTGACGCACTTCACGGATTTTGTCCTTGAAAAGCTCTTTGGCCTTAGTCATATCCTCTGAAATTACCTTGCCAGACAGCGACCATGCGCCTCTAAAATCACGGTTGCTTGGGATAGATGTAGCTTCTGCCTTATCTATCTGATTACCGTCTTTATCTACTATGTAGGTTGTTACAGCCATGTCTTTCTCCTATGCTGCTTTGCTAATGCGCCAAGCATTACGCCAGACACGAGTTTCTGGTAACTGGTCTTTTCTACAGATAACCATCTTTGGGCTGTTGCCCTCATCCCACGAACGCCAAACAGACTGTGGTATGTCCTTTTGAATTAGGTACTCTATTGCTTCTTCCTCGGTCATAGCTTCGACAGGCTCTGTATTGTGCAACAAATACCCTCTGGTATGCTTCTTAAAGTCTGGCTGTGCTTCATCCTTTGCCAGTTCCCAGTAGACCCACACTGGCGGTAAGATACCGCCCTGCAATGCACAAGCCATCCAGTTAGGATCAGGCACAAGTATCTTAGCACACTCGTCTATGTTGTCTTCATAGACAACACGATAGTTTGATTGATATTTATCTAAATTTTGTTTTGCCCAACAAAGCCTATCCCAAAGATGAATGTTTTTAAAATTAGGTGTTTCCATTAAGCTAGGTCTCCTTGAATTACGACATGAAAATCACCTACATCTTGGTCAGTTCCTGCATAACCTCTAACACCATACTGAGCAGATGTTTTGCTACCAAAACTACCAGTAAAATTATTACCAAAATACAAATAATCATTTACTGTAGCAGAACCACTTTGAAAAATTGTGCCGCTATAATTTGCATTACCTAAACTAGTTGTAAAAGATATTGGATAAGACCTTCCTGTCCCCGCATCTGTAATTGATCCAATATTAAAACTATCGTAAGCCTCATGTGTTCCTGATTGTTCAAAGTAAATCCATGATTTACATGAACCCTCCACTACATAGTTTGTACCAATAGACCCAGCGGTGCTGTGTTCTAGTTGGTCTGCTACAATTTTTCCAGCCATTATGCAAGATCCCCATGTATTGTTCCATTTTTTACACCATCAGCAGAACCGCCTGAACTGTTAACAGTTCTTAATTTAAATTCAGATGAACTGTTTGCTATACCCTGATAAGGATATTGTCCTGCTGCTGTATTTTGAACAGAGTATGTATTCGCACCAGTATTCATATTGTTCGTTAAAGAATGATTGCTGTTACCTAACCCTATATCCGTAAATCCGCTGACATTAAATGAGTCGCCCTCAATAGATTGAGAAGAATCTGTAACAGAGCCAACCCAGCCCTTTGCCAACCCCTGCTGAAGATTAGTTGTCGTGCTATTACCTTCGCCTGTAACAGAAATAGAGCCAGCAGTGCTTGTACCAGTTATTGTGTTTGCCTTAAGTGTACTCATGCTAAATCCCCATGTACTACTGCGTGTGTGACACCATCAGTATAAGTACCAGTATAGCTTACAGAACCACATTCATATTGAGAGGTAGAAACCATATAATGTTTATAATCGTAAATTTGTGAAGATCCGTTAATCATTTGACCATTTGAAACATCAAAAGCACTTGTAATATTTAGTCGCGAACGGCCTGTAGCTGTATCCAAATAACTGCTAATATTAAGAGTTTTAGAATCACCGTTTAAAGAACCAGCAGCTTGATCTCCATAACCGTGAAAAGCCTTTGCTGCACTTTGCTTTGTCAACGTAGCTGGGCTGCTACCATCACTTGCTACGATTGTATCTGCTTTCAACGTACTCATTTAAACCACCGTATATGTTTCGCCAGAGCCAACAGTAACCGTCACACCGCTGTTGATTGTTATAGGACCAGCAGACATGGCGTTCTTGCCATTCGTAATAGTGTAGTTTGTCGTAACAGTCTGACCGTTTTCATAAAAGACTTGGTCTGAACCGCCGCCAGTTGCACCAGCCGATATGCCTGTAAGGTTTGAGCCATCAATAGCTGGTAACGTACCAGTAATATTAGCCGCTGGTATGTTGGTAAGGCTTGCTCCGCTGATTGCTGGCAAAGCACCAGTCAACTGTGACGCTGCTATACTTTTGTTGGTCAGGGTTTGCGTTGCTACTGTACTTACTAGTTCGCCATCACCACCCGGTGGCAGCGTAAGTGTATTTGTAACATTATTCAAGTGTGCTTGCGCTTTAACAGTTTGACCGTGTGTATTAGCCTCACAGTTAAATACTATAGTGCCGGGATTAGTATTACCTTTAACAACTACATTTCCAGTGCCATCTGCTGTTAAATCTATTGTGCCATTGGTATCTGTTGAAGTGATAGCGTTACCATCGAGCTTGAGGTTATCAACCCGGAGGTCAGTCACAACGCTGTTTGTGCCAATCGTTACGCCGTCAA